ACATTTACCAAAGGAAGAATACATTCGCACTCTATTACATGAACTGGTGCATCTTCGCCAATGGGTGAGAGGTACACTACAATATAAGAGTGGAAGAATGTTATTCAAGAATGAAAGAATCTCCAAGTATGAGTATATGGAACAACCACATGAGATAGAGGCATATGCCTCAGAAGAACCATTGTACCTAGAGTACATGTTAGACACGACGGGGAATTGGTATGGCGACGCATAATTATACTAATCCATCCCAAACCCAAGACTTCTCACACGTAGAGGCGACAACTTCTAAAGGTAAGAAGTATTATAACGAACAGGGCTGGGAAATATCACCCCCCATATCTGATCGTGAATGTATCTACCGTTGTCTTGAGAATTGTATTGATCTGGCAGGTCTGGATAAAAAACAGGTCATGAGATTAGCAGAAGAGTTTAAGACTAAGAAAACAGAATTTGTTCGCAATGAGGAGTATCCCGTATTATGATTCAACTACTATCAATCATTTCATTATCAATCGTCATTGGTATTATTGCCGCAGTTATATTAATGAAATGGTATAATCCAAATTGACAAATACTATTCACAATAGTATAATATATAAAACAGATTTCTTTAATAACAATGTCAGAACCTTTATACAGAGTATTGGAACTACAGACTGATGGCTGGGATCCATTAACCGATGCACTCACAAAAGAACAGTGTGATGCTAAAATCAAAGAGTGTTTAGATAATGCCATTGCACCCGAAAGAATCAAAGTCGAAAGAGTGGCCTGATGTATGAACCAGAGGTCGATGATTATGTAATATGGGAACGACCAAGTGGTGATATAGATGAAGGATGGGTCTATCATAAGGGAGATCCAGTTGATAATGAAAAACGTATCAAAGAAGGATGGAAACCTATTTCTCAATACATTACTATAGAGACAAGTGTTAGACCAAAACCTAATCATTATTATAGTAGTGGTAAAGAGATGAAACATAAGTTGATTCATACATTGCTTATATGTAATAGAGAAGATTGGCATGAATTAAAGTTTGTTAAAAAAAGAACAGATAAAGAGTGTCAACATTATTCACAGTATGATGATGTACATGGTAATGAAGAGAGTGTATCAATGTATAAGTCACAACGATACAGATATGATGATGTTCAATAAGTATAGGTTAACTTACTACAGATCATATATTAACAAGTATATGAATGAATGTATTAAGATATGGATGTACACATTAGGTAGTTTTAATGATAACAAAACACAAAGATATGATGGTATAATATGTGTACTCAGAACATGTATATTACTCTCTTATCTTATTACTAATACGGTGATATGTGCGGGTGTTATCCGTCATTGGAACAATAGGTCTATTAATACACAAATGGTATCAAGCTCTGATACATTATTATATTAAAAATAGATTCTAAATGGCTTTATAAATATTAAATTGTGTTTTATTCATTCTCAATAACATTCTCTTATTGCGTCTCAATAGTGTGTTCTTATTGATTCTCAATAGTGTATATGTATTCTCATAAGGTAGCCAGATATTATGGTCTTAAAGGCAGCCACATCTTGTGACCTAAGCGAGCGTAGCATAACGAGCGAGCGTTGTCAAGGCCACGGACGGCCAGTTCCAAACCCACCCAGTTCCCAAACCACCAAACCAGAACCAGTTCAGGTTCAGGTTTTATGTTATCATAACTACATAATATCTTGAGAGTAGTATAAATATATTATCTCGACGAGATTATACTTGACATCTCGACGAGTTTATACTATAATATACATACAATCAAATCCACTACTAGATTCATGAACGATTACGATGCTGCATCAGTATGGGACTACGAGATTTCTGCACACGATCTCGTCGAGAATCCTGCACATAACATAATGCAAGATACATACGATCTCGACGAGGAATACGCACGAGATTCATATGATTACACACAGCTTGCATATACACATTACGCATAATACGCTACGAGATATGTGCACGAGATTACACATACAATATAACATATAACACGAGATATTATACATCTATGTGATACATTCATATATCATATTATATCATGATAACATAACGAGATATGCAGGCTTGTGCAGGTTTATGAACTGGCACAAGTCTTTCTATATGATATCATATTCTCAATAACAAATCCTTATTGAGAATGATATTCTTATAATTATTTCATCGCAGGGGGAGTGGCGAAGATTTTAGAGAGCATACCTCTGCTCTTTTGATACTGTTATTATAATCCATTTTGATCCCAAATCAATCGATCTTGTGCCACTTTATCAAACTGTCCACTAATCTCCCATTCGTTGGTAAAATCGGTTATATTACATGAGTAATCGGCACCCCACCCTATGGAATTGATTTCAGGTTTCCAGATGATGCTTTCCTTACATTTTGGAATGTTTTTCTGGTTAGATGACGATGACGATTTTTGCTACTGCCCCGCCTTTGAGGATGGCACCGCCGACCTTGATAACTGGAGTTACGTGTCAGAGTGGGATGATTTTACAGATGTTGACTTTGACAAACTGTTTTACGTTCATAAGTCGTTAGTGATTGATAAGGTTACTGACTATGAACGGGAAAAGATGTAGGCTCAGCCCAGTTGGCAAACTGTCCACTAAATCCCCAACGGGGGGTTTTTTCATGTATTATAAGAATATGTTTAATCCTAACACAACTTTTAATCCTGCGTTCCCTTACGCAGTAGTGTGCTCATCCGCACCACATGAAAACACAGTTTTCAAAACCCTCGACGAA